TCTCAAAGTCTAACTCTAGTTCTAGTTCTACAGACTCATATGAATCTTCGTTTGTGTCTCCCCCATCTATTGGTTCAAAATCTAAGTTACCGTCTGGTTGTTCTACTGGTATGTTATTATCAAAGATATCTTTTACTATTTCTATTTCTGTATCACTAGCACCGTCATTATGTAATACATATTGCTCTACTGTTGTTATTGACTGCAATACAATCTGACTCACTACGTTATACAACACATTGATCGTCACATCGTCAAACATTGGCCCTACAGCCAAGTTGATATCTCTGCCCCCTATTTCAACGATAAGAGAAGTAAGAGAATCAGCAAAGTCAAAACCACCAGTGTACTCTGCATATCCGCTTGCTGTACCTGCTGCTGATAGTATGTCTGTTCCTGCAAAAGAAGTGGTATTTCCATTTTTACCTGTAATATGCATGTAGATACTATCACTAGCATCTTGCTTATCTACTTTTATGGTATAGGTTGTCTTTCCACCTTTTGTTATATTTAGACTAGATATATTTATCGTTTGTTTAAAAGTCGTACCCATATTAGGTACACCCATTACGGATGTTGAGTTACCACTCCCAGTTATCATGGCACACTTATCTGTGCCTAAACTACCACACGAATTGCCAGTGGGCATACTTGCTGGTCCTTGGCCTCCCCAGTCACTGTCCATATCACCTTGTTTGCTAGATGATACATAAGTAGAGTCAGATGATATAAGGTTACCTGAGTCTTCGTTTGTTACAGTGTCTGTGGTTGTTACAGTTGTTGTTACGGTAGTCGTTAAAGTTCCTTGTCCATCGTTTTGTGTTGTCTCTGTTACAGTCTCTACTATTGTTTCTAGTACTGTAGGATCACAAAGACCCACTGTTCCTGATGGGCATACCTCTTCTGCTTTAGATGAGAAGGAGCATAAGGATAGCACCAATAGGCTTAAACCACATATGCTTTTTACCTTCATCGTTAGCCCTCTTCTCTTCTTTAGCTTTTCGTTTAACGTCTCTTTCTTGCTTTGCCTTTATAAGTTTAGCTTTTGCTTTTTTATTTGCTGCTGCTAATGCTACGGCATCTTGTTTTACTTCTTCTTTTAATCGTATCTCTGACTCATCAGGCATAACATCTAAATTGTTTTCCCATGCAATCTTGGCTTCGTTGCCTATCTTACCCATGAAGGGGCAGGGCGTTCCTGACATCCACATTGCATCAAAGACACGGTGGTCTCTGCAGAGGGTGGACACTGCAGCTACCTTCATTCCCATACCATAGAGAGAACGTGCAAGTTTTATACGCTCACAGTTCTCATCTGTAATTGTTATACCTGTAGCTACGCCTAGCACCTGCGTTTGTATGCTGGCTGCTGCGCCTGACTTACAGATATCTGAATTATTAACTACCACTGAAGGTGCAGAAGCCGTTGGTGGGGCTTTATCTGTCACCACAGTGCTAGATACAGTGTTACTGTCTGCTGCATAGGCCATACTACAAGCTGTTACAAGTAGTGTTACCAGTATGTAGGACAGTATACGGGGCATTTACCCTACTACTGCGTTATATGCTAATATTGCAATTACAATAGCTGCAATTATTAGTAATTTATTTTCTTTAATTGTATCCCATATGTATTTCATAATAATACTCCTTTAAACTGTACGCTTTTTCTTTGCATTTCTAGTGCGTGGAAACGAACGATTTTGTTTTGCACCTATAACTCTAAGATTGCTTGGCCTGTTGTCCATTGCGTTGCCATTTTTATGGTGTACGTCTTTGTTGTCACCTTTTCTAACTAAACCTTTTCTCTTTGCCATTCTACGTGCGGCATTTCGTTTGACTCGTTTAGCTATCTGCTCTGGTCTTGACTTATAGTTGGTATTTTCTCTTACATAATTACGTTTAGGCTTAGTTGCTACACCACCTACGTTCATTTTCTTTGTTTTTCTTTTAGGTTTTACAGCCATTACTACTTTCCGTAATCAGGATTACTGTAACTTTGCTCTGTCCAGCCTTCTGCCCTCATTGCTTCTTCTACATGCTTTAACGTAAATGGTCTTCCGTAGTGAGCTTGAACAGCTTCACGTACATAGAAGACATCACTGTGAGGTATATGAAGATTCTCTAATGAACCACTTACTACATGGCTATAAAACTCTTCTAAAACATTGTCTGTGTATAGTTTTACAGATTTTTTACTCATTGTCAACACTTATTTACAAATAATTTACGAATAGGGTACAAAAACAAACCATTTAAGTGTAACAGTTAAGTGTTACATTAATAGTGTATTGCGTTTTTAATGATTTATCATTTAAATGTTATTAAAGTTTAATTAATAGAGTATTTAAGTGAATCACTTTAAGTGGTTAGTTAGTTAGTTATATATAGTTTTACACATTTCATAAATCATGTCAATAGCTAATGTGCTTTATTACAAAATGTTACAATAATTGTGATAATTCTGTTCTATAATGGTCACACTTATTACATAATTGTGTATAAACTGTAACAATTCGTTACCAAGGAGTGTTAGGGCAGTTGTATATATAAAGTGGTTAACAGTGATTTTTACTGATCTGTGTAGATCTGTGTATACGTATACGTAGTACGGGGGGGTGACCCCTGCCTACCGTGCATCTTTTCAATCATAAGGTCAAAACTAGCCCAGAATTTAAAATGTTTTTTACATAGTCACATTAAATAAAACATTTATTATATAATATGTAGTAAAAACAATAGGTTACATTATATTTGATACTGTTACTTGAACAGTTGCCATTTATAACCTGTTGAAAAACATACGATTTTTAACATATCCCGTGTTTTACAATGTAGGAGCATATACCCCTAAAAATTTGATACCTTATATATATACCAATAGAACAAACCATGAACACTCTAATAAAACATAGTAATAAACAATTAAATAAATAAAAGAATCCTTTAAAAACAATCACTTAGAATAAATATTAAAAAAAAGTTAAATTAACTCTTTACTTATCATTTATACTCTGATTTAGTTGTAAGCATCGGAAAGACAAACAACCAAACAACCGAACTTGAAGTTCAACAGTTTAAACGCAGAATCATCCGAATAAAAGCAAGGCTAGCAATCAAGAGGCCAAAAAATAAAATAACTACTTGACTACCGAATAAAAATAATACTACGATAAAAACAGCTTCTAGATCATGGATTTGATCATAGCTACCAAACGGCCAACTTAAGGGATTGGCAGTTCTCCCGCAAATGAAAAAGGGCTGGGCTAGTATGTGTTTTGAAATGCCAACGCTGGGGTGCTATGAGATGATGTCAAGTGGCCGAAAGTGCAGGGCAGAAAAATAAGTTAATAGTGGTGACTCATTCAGTCTTGAGCCAACTCAAGCCAACGTGATTGCGGAGTGAGAAGCCCACTATTAATTTAACCAATGGAAGGGAAATAAAATGGATTTTAAAGTACAGGAAGTATATACAACTACAAAAGCCAAAAAGTTTTTAAGAACTAAAGGTTCAATAGTAGTAGCGGATATTGGTAGTGATGGCACGTGGGTGACACTACAAAAAGATGACTTCATTCATAGTGTTTTGAATCAAGGCCATTACTTTGTTAATTATGATGGGGAACAGCAGCCCATGACTTGGGAGTGGAAGGAAGGTTTCTATCCAATCTTATACCTACGTACACCATGTTGTGTATCAAATGAGCCTAGGGAAATGGCAGGTGAGGATGAAATATTTGAGGATTCTTAATAGTTGCTAGTAATCAGGGTAACAGCGCAAGTTGTTACCTTGTCTAATATCAACTAATGGAAGGTAAATAAAATGCTAACAGTTAAAGCAACAGAGATTCTAAAAACGCTACGTGCCGCCAAGCCTTGGCATATTGAGTTTGGTTTAACATGGTATGCAAGGGCATACAAGCAATGCCAACAGATATCCAAGACGCATAAAGTGCCACTGGTCAAAGTGGTTGGGGTACTTGCCGCATTGAGTCCAAACAACAAGTGGGAACGTAACGTAATGGATACCATGAATATGTGTTATGCCTATGTGAATAATGAGGCATATAGTGATGTTAAGGTATGCACCTATAATGCCAATAAGGATAAAGCCATAAGTATACTAGAGATTGGTAAGACTAATATTACAGAGGTTGAAACCATACTAAGTGGACGTAAGACAACGGCCTTCTTTAGGTGTATATATAACCATACAAGTAATATAGATACAGTCTGTGTGGATGGACACGCCAAGAATATATACACTGGGGAACGTCACGCATTAAGTAGCAATGGGTCTAACATGACTCCAAGACAGTATAGGGTGATAACAGAAAGCTATATCAAGGCCGCCAAGCTATATAACAAGAAACATGGTACAACTATACTACCGTATCAAGTGCAAGCCATTACATGGGTAACTCATAGAGAAAAGTTAGGGATTAAGTAAATGGATAACAACAATATGATAATTTTTGCATTAATAAACATAATTATCTTGACATTGATAATGATACCTATAGTATTATATGTATAGCAACAGAGGGAAACACAATGGAAAAAGAATTGTTTGTAATAGAAAAAAAAGTTTGGGGTAATGATAGACTATACCCTGACTGTGAGACCAGTACATTTTTTACACAGGTACATGGCACAAAAATCATAACAGAAACATTGGAAGGTCTACTGAGATCAAAGGGCTTTACCTTTAATGTTAGACCAAGGCAGATATAATGTTTTATTATTACATAGCAGGACTCACGCTAATATATACCTCAGCCATAGTTGGTTGGCTTATGTTAGTATGAAATACAAGACAGGCATACGCAACCCTGTGGCAAAGGCAATGCTACAGGATAGACAGTCACCCCAGACAGTACCACCTAAGAAGGGTAAGGGTGTGAAGGTCAATAGAAGTAAGGAGAATAAACGTGCAATACGTGAAAGTAAAGAAGAGTAATTATAAAAACCACTGGAAATACCAACGTGATGTAGAACGTAAGCATAAAGTTAGGCTGAGAAATATGTCACACCAAAAGAATTTTGTCAGCAAATTAAAAAGAATTGCTTGACAGGATAACCGCATTAGTAATATAACTAGTGTACACTTTAACAATAACTTTAAACAGGAGACTAACACAATGAAAAAGACACTTATACAACACGGCACACCATTAGTAATCAAAGGCGTAAACATCAGAGATTTATGTGGACGTAACACATCTAATGGGCGTATCTATGTAAACGCAGGATACCATACTTGGTTAATCAAAAACGAAGGTCACAGAATTAACGGCAAGTTTGCTAGACTGTCAGCCTAAGTCTTTAACATAGCTATCCTCATGTAGTGTGGGGATAGCAACCAATGGAGAAAAGATATGAGTAATGATACACAAATGTATGGTATGACTAAGCAAGCCGTTCAAGACCTTATAGATGACAGCTACACAAAAATGGTAGGTGCATCAATGGTTGCAATGGGTATGCTATCTGATATACAAGAGGTACTACAACACAGTAAGGACAGTAGTATAGACAAGGAGTCTATGAGACAGCAATTAAATATAGTCAAGAGGTTTATACATGAGGGCATGAATAATGTACAATAATATCAAAGACTTACTGGGTGTCATTGCGCTTTGTGCCATAGCATACTCATTCATGCTCATAACCTATGGGCTAACAGGATAGATGCCAAAGTACAACATCAGATTTAAAAGTGAGGACATACTCATTGACAGTGGGTCACCTTATGAAATATATAGATACGTAGCTAACTGGGCAGACTATGCCGCAGGACAGTACAAAGAGTCTGGCAAGTTGTCAGATAAGATTACATTTGAGGAGATAAAAGTTGACAGTACATAGATATGAGATAGGACTACTGGTAGATGGTCAAGAAGAACTAGTAGAGTGTGACGATACGTACCCAGATGTACATGATTGGAAGAGTGCAGTTGACTTTGCTTTTTATCTGACATACTACATGAAGCCAGACGCAAAGATAGACTTGCTATATTCCAAGGACTTTGAGTCAGAAGAATATAAAGGCTATGACTACATACACAGTACACCACCAGTAATAATGTAAGGATAAGATATGGAAACAGATATGGAATATTCAAACAATTTACACGATCAGATTGAGCGTATACGTTTACAAGACATAACAGCTATTGATAATATAATCTCTGTGCTATCTACGAAGATAAGAGATCGTGGCACAGGACATATTCATACAGCTATACATGTATTAGAACAACTAAAAGAGGAGTATCAAGATGACTAAAACATATAGAGTAATGTTTACCTATGAAGAAGAAGTAGAAGCTACTGATCCTGACGAAGCAGTAATACAAGTAGGATCAAATAGTAGAATACTTGAACACTTAGGATCGGATGCAATAGTAGAGGAGATGAAAGATGACTAAATCAGAACTACTACGTGCTATCTATAGAGCAACCCACGACACAGATGTTACGTATGAATGGGTGTGGGATGCTGATGAAATGACAATTACCTTTACTAACCTGTCAGAAGAATCAACAGAAAAAGTAAATCGTGCGTTCTATAAGCGTGACAAGATGGGCTTTGCTAGGTGGAACAAGAACAGAGCTATGCCTGAGTGGTTGCAAGCTGTTGCATAGTAGCCACACAGATATAACAAAAGAAATTTATTGCTATCTTGTATCATCAAGTAGTGATATAACAAAGGCACAGTTGCCATAACAAAGGAGAATGAATATGAAATACACAGTAAATCAAACAGAAATTACACATGTTGTCTACGAAGTTTTGGATGAACACAATGGAGTTGTTGAAGGTGAAGATGGAAACTGTTGGGATACCTATGATGAAGCTCTTGAAGTAAAACTACAAGCGGAGAACGACTCAGAAGCTGGTATACATGTGTTTTCCAGTAGTGATTTGGAGAATAGATAAGATGATATGTTATAATGATGTAAAAATGTGGACAGTTCACACTAAAGACTCAGAGTACAACCCGAAAACAGGTAAGCATAAAAAGTTAAAGACCCCTATAGTGACTGAGAAAGTACACGTATCTGAGGCAAGTGTTTATGATCTAGGTGAATTGTATGAACTAATGAAGTTTGCCACAGAACGAGACCCATATAATAGAGTTAATGTGAGTCTTACAGTTAGAACAGAATATTAATATAAAGGAGAATATATAATGCCATTTGATTTAACAAAAGAACTAGACGTACCATATGACCTAGACTTTGATGTAGAGTTTGAGCCTACCAAAGTTGCAGATAAGAAGTATGTCATCAACACGCAGACAGGTGAGCCTATTGCAATCATAGGTGAAGGAGCTACAGCTAGAAGTCATGGTGATTTCTATCGTAGTGTATGGGATGTAATGTCCAATGACCTACCTGCATCTGACCTAGAGGATGCCAATGTACACTTTAAGTCAGCACGTAACAATGGATGGACTATGCTTGATGTCACACTACCGAAGATCAAGACAACTATTCGTACAAAGAAACATGACACAGAAATATCACAGAGATTGATAGCTGTGCATGGTATAGATGGTACTGCTTCACCTGCTACATGGTTTGGTGCTATAGATTTCTTCTGCACGAATGGTATGATCACTGGTGATTATGACAAGGTGCGTAAGAAGAATACATCAGGCTTCACACTGTCAGGCTTTCAGCATGAGTTGACCAAAGCTAAGACCGACTTTGATATGCAGGGTCAGAAGTTACAACTATGGGCAGACACTGACTTGACATACGTAAGTGTACCAACATTGTTGGATGAGATTATCAAGTCAGAGCGTAAGTCTAAGAAGATGTATGAGTTGTATATGCAAGAGGCAGGAGTCAGAGGACACAATAAGTTTGCATTGTATAGTGCGTTCACTAACTATGCGTCCTATGCTGACGAGCGTAATGGATTCAGCCTACGTAATACAGGTAATGATACCGTAGCTGTTAGCATGTTCTCACGTGAGCAAGAGGTATCCAAGTGGATCAGCACACCACAGTTTCTTGAGGCAGCATGAATAAACTACCAAGATATGTAGTTAAACAAGACAATGGTGATTATCGTTTTAATCCACCTAAGCATTTAGTTGAGGCAGGTGTAGTGACCAGAAAATCTTTTGGCACTGACCTGCAACAGGTGCGTAGACTTGTACGTAAAGATAATGAAGCCATTGATAACTGGCGTGACATACAGTCACAGGTATTAGTGATCACAAATAAAAGTACATTCAAAGACTTGGTTGATTATTATTATTTATCTAATGATTACAGTATGTTACGTGATAAAACTAAAGTGGATTACAAATACTTTCTAGATGTAGTGTGTGATAAATTTGCAACAGTTAAATATAAAAACATCACTACTAAACTAGCCAAGGGTGCTTACGAAACTTGGTTAGGTCAGGGTGTAAGTTATGCTAACCATGTAGCTACCTGTGCATCAAGAGTATTTAACTATGCCATTGACATGGAGCAAGCTATACTTAATCCATTCTCTAGTATCAAACGTAAGGCATCTAAAAAGAGAACAGTTGTCTGGACAGAAGACAATGTAAAAACTTTTTTGGATGTAGCATATGCTGACTTTTCTAGTAGAAACATAGGTCTAATCATACAGATGGCATACGAATGGTGTCAACGATTAGGAGATATGAGAACACTAGAATGGGATAACATACACTGGGATACTTGTCGTCTACACCTTGAACAAAGTAAGCGTAGAGCAGAGGTATTTCTACCCATATCAGAGGACTTAATAGACATGTTACGTGAACAACACAAAGACTTTGGCTTTCAAAGGTACGTAGCACCTCATCCTAGCCCCATACAGGGTGTGTTCAGCCCATATACTTTAGCTCGTCTATCTAAAAATGGAAGGGCTATCATGCGTGAGGCTAGGCTACCTGAGACACTACGATTAATGGACTTGAGAAGGACAGGAGTAACACAAATGGTGGACGCAGGAGTACCAGTTCTACAAGTAATGTCTGTAACTGGGCATACACATGTGTCTTCTGTGCAACCATACATGAAACATACATACGATAGTGCAAATAATGCATTGACACAGAGATCCAATAGTTTACAATCTGCTATAAGCAGTAACACAGAAAGTGATTCATTATGAATATAAATAATATTATAAATGATTTATCACTTGTAAATGGTGAGACTAAGAGAATGAATTGTCCATCATGTAACAGGTATAAAACATTTACAGTGACCAATAACATGGGAATGATATTATGGAATTGTTATAGTAATAGTTGTAACTTATCTGGAAAGAAACAAGTACAGTTAGATAGTGAAGACATACGTAAATCTATTAGTAGTACAACAGAAGATAGTTGTATAACCTTTAGCAAACCTGAATGGTTAGTAAAAGATAATGTAGCTATACAATCGTTCTGTTCTCAATGGAGCTTAGATCCAGATGAGTTGGGTTTATTGTATGATGTAAAGGAGAATCGTGTCGTATTTCCTGTGGTTAAGTCGGGTGTGATGGTTGATGCTAGTGGCAGAAGTATCACACATAGACTACCAAAATGGAAACGATATGGTAAAAGTGACTTGCCTTACAGTTTTGGTAATGGTAATGTTGCTGTAGTTGTTGAGGACTGTATAAGTGCTGCTATTGTAGGTGGTGATGTATATGTCGGGGTCGCTGTGTTGGGTACATCCCTATCCGAAGGACACAAGAGGTTCTTATCACAGTTCTCAACAGCCATTGTAGCTCTTGACCCTGACGCACTACCAAAGACGTTACAGTTTACAAAAGAACTAAGAGGGCATGTAAATAATGTACATGCTTTAAAACTAAAAGATGACTTAAAGTATAAAGACCCTAACGACATTGAAAGATTAACAACACTAGGAGTACAGCATGGAACTATCATTAATACGTAGCCTTATGGACAGAGGTTTCTATGACGATCACAGAGGGGCAAAATGTCCAGATCGTTTGTTCAGTAAGGATGTACGTAAGATTAAGAAGTCTATAGATCTAGCAATGGAAAGGTATGAACGTACTGTGACACCTGCTGAGATTGAGGCACTCTTTATGTCTAACAATGCTCAGTTAACGACAGCACAGAAACAAGCATACTCTTCTTTGTTTAATCAGATAAAGAAAGAATCACCTATGGGTAATGACGTAGCACAGGAAGTGTTGTCTAAGTTATTCCAACAGGTAGTAGGAGAAGACGTAGCTAACCTTGGGTTTGAAATGGTAAATGGTACGATGTCAAACCTAGAACCCATACGTAATATAATAGAACAGTATGGTGATGACTTTACACCTGACTTAAATATTGAATGGGATGACATGGATATTGAAACACTACTTGCTAAGAATGATCTTGAAGCAAGGTGGACATTTAACATACCAACCCTTACACGTAAGTTAGAAGGTGTAAATGAAGGACACTTGATTGAGGTTGGTGCTAGACCCAATACAGGTAAGACATCCTTTCATGCCAGTTTAGTTGCAGGACCAAATGGTTTTGCACAGCAGGGTGCTAAGTGTATCATACTATGTAATGAAGAAGGTCCACATCGTGTAGGTGCTAGATACTTAACAGCAGCTACAGGTATGAACATGCATGAGATTAAGGCTAACCCAACAAGAGCAAGAGATATATACTCACCCATAAGTGAAAACATAAAAGTTAAAGATGCTACTGGTAGGGATATGTCTTGGGTAGAAAGTCTCTGTAAGTCTTACAAACCAGACATAGTTATACTAGACATGGGTGATAAGTTTTCTAAGGCAGGTGGCTTTGCCAGACCCGATGAAGCACTCAAGGCTAATGCTATACATGCACGACAGATAGCCAAGCAACATAGTTGTGCTATCTTTTATATGTCACAGCTATCTGCTGATGCAGAGAATAAAGTAGTATTGAATCAGGCTATGATGGAAGGGTCACGTACAGGTAAGGCTGCTGAAGCTGACCTAATGATTCTTATAGCAAAGAACCCACCTGTTGAAGGGCAGGAAGAAGAAGATACCCAACGACATTTGAATGTAGTTAAGAATAAATTATCAGGATGGCATGGTATTGTTCACTGTGAACTGAACTACAGAACAGCAAGGTATGAAGTATAGTGCAACAAGAATTATTTTCAATAGAAGAAGTAAAGACAGAAGTAGAAGAAGATGAAGAAGACTCTATTGTTTGTATAAAGTGTGATGTACGTCAACCTCTATACAACTTTCAAAAACCTAGACCCACTATAACTAAAACTACTGGAGAAATAAAAAGAACATGTAACTCTTGTAGATCTGGACATAAAAAAATTATTAGAAAACTCAAAGAAGAAAACCCTTATCCAGATGAAGATTATTGTTGCCCTATTTGTAGTAGAGATGTAGAAGAATTAAGTAGACATGGAAAATCTAAAATGAGTACATGGGTTTTAGATCATTGCCATGACACCAATACATTTCGTGGTTGGGTGTGTTCACATTGCAACAGAGGATTAGGTGGATTTCAAGATGACTTGACAATAGCTAGAAAAGCTGTTAAATATTTAAAGAGACATAAGGAGAGTTTAAATGATGTTAAAATCACCAATGATTAAGTACTACGTTGAGTATGAGATCAATGCAGAACATGATAAAGAAAGTATAACTCTCTTTGCACATGGTCCACAAATGGTAAGAGACATATTAGATAGCTACGTTGTAGTAAAGATAAAGGAAATGAAATGAATATTGTAACAGTTTTAGATGTAGAAAATACTACAATTAAACGTAACAATAAACTTATGCTTGATCCTTTTGAATCAGAGAACTCATTAACTATGGTGGGTATGTTAAATCACTCTGGAGAAAATATTATTACGTTTGATCACAGTGAGCAACAACCTACTACTGAGGGTGGAAGTATTGTCCAGAAAACTCTGGATGATACCCACCTCTTGGTGATGCAGAATGCAGTGCATGACTTAACATGGCTATGGGAGTCAGGCTTTACTTACACTGGAGACATATTTGATACTATGCTGGGTGCATACATTATACAGAGAGGACAGAAAGAGCCTCTAAGCCTTGAGTACTTAGCTGAAAGATATAAGTGTGATACACAGAAGATGGGTACACTAAAAGATTATTTTAATAAGGGTTATACAACCAGAGATATACCTCATGCAGAGTTATCACAGTATCTGTCAGCAGATTTACATGCTACAATGGAGCTATATAAGAAGCTAGACTACAAACTTACTCAAGAAGACAAGGGGTTAGAGTCTACTGTTAAACTAACGAACCAGATATGTGTACAGCTTGCACGTATATATCAGAGAGGCTTCAATGTTAATACTGATGCACTAGAAGAGGTACGTAAGGAGTTTGAACAAGAAAAACAAGAGTTACTAACCCAACTACAATCTCAGGTGCATGAATTGATGGGTGATAGACCTATAAATCTTAATAGTCCTGAACAATTATCATGGATTATATATAGTAGAAAGCCACACGATAAACCTATGTGGGCTAACTCTTTTGAGCCTAGGTTTACTGACTCACAATTTAAATCTGTAGTTAAGAAGAACTCAGATGTGTTATATAAACAGAAAGCAAGACAGTGTACTGTTTGTAAGGGTACAGGTAAGGTACGTAAAACTAAAAAGAATGGTAAGCCCTTTGTAAATACCAGTAAGTGTTTAGAGTGTAAGGCTGCAGGATACTTGTTTACAGACACCAAGGATGTAGCAGGTTTAAAGTTCATGGCTCCTAATCCTGACTGGGTAAGCGCACATGGTTTTAGTACTAGTAAAGATAACCTTATAAAGCTAGAGACCAGTGCCAGAGAACGTAACTTTCAAGATGCTGTTGTATTTTTACAACGTGTTAGAAGATTGTCAGCACTAGATACATATTTATCTAGCTTTGTTGAGGGTATATCTACACATATTAAATCAGATGGTATGCTACACGTTCAGTTATTACAGCATAGAACGGGTACAGGTAGGCTGTCAGGTGCTAACCCTAACATGCAAAACATGCCACGTGGTGGTACATTTCCAGTAAAGAAAGTATTTGTATCACGATGGGAAGGTGGTCAGATAATGGAAGCTGACTTTGCACAGCTAGAGTTTCGTGTAGCTGCATTCCTTAGTCAAGATAAGATAGCCATAGAAGAAGTATCAACAGGCTTTGATGTACATAGTTATACAGCTAAAGTTATATCAGATGCAGGACAACCGATGTCTAGACAGGATGCTAAGGCTCACACATTTGCTCCTTTGTATGGTGCAAGTGGCTTTGGTAGGACAGAAGCAGAAGCTGCTTACTATAAACAGTTTACTACTAAGTACAAGGGTATATCTGAATGGCATAAAAGATTAGCTAGTGAAATATTAAACACAGGTAGAATCAAAACACCATCTGGACGAGAGTTTACATGGCCTGATGTACAGCGTAGGCGTAACGGTAGTGTGACATTTTTCACACAGATAAAGAATTATCCTGTTCAATCCTTTGCAACTGCTGACATCGTACCTATATCTCTGATATACATAGATAAGCTACTGGAGAAAAACTCTATGCAAAGTTGTGTAGTAAATACAGTACACGATAGTATTGTTATTGATGTACATCCAGATGAAACAGATAAGGTAATAAGAATAGTAAAAGCAACGAACGATAACTTAATAAATATAATAAATAGTAGATGGAATATAGACTTTAACGTGCCATTATTATTAGAAGCAAAAATAGGAGATAATTGGCTTGACACAAAAGATGTGGCATGATATAACTAGAAACCTTACAGTATACAAAAGGAGAAATAAATGAATGAAGTAGCAAATATAAATACTAAGGACTATGCAGCAATGGCAAAGGCTATGGGCATGGTTATGGATACAGGATCTAATAAGGAAAAGGCAGACGCACTGGCACGTGTGCGTATTAACCATGCTCCTATCATGGGTAAGTCAGAAGTAAAAGGCAAGATGGTTAATGTAGAAGTAGTAAGTGGTGGTACATACAAACTGGATATACCAGATGGCCCAACATACTATGCTGAGACGGCAACGATCAGACCTTACATGCAGAGGTTTATGCATAAAAGGTTTGTAATGAAGACGGACACTACACCTAACAGGTTCATTAAAACTATTATGGCTGACAACTTGAATGTTGACCTGAAAGATAATGATGGTGGCTTTAACTGTGGTAAACCTGCAGGATATATACAGGACTTCAAGTCACTACCTGAGAAGATGCAGGATCTACTGAAACAGATCAAGCGTGTACGTGTATTGTTTGGTACAATAGAACTACATAACCCTACTGATGAAACAGGTGCTTCAGTCTCTATAGGATCTACACCATTTATATGGGAAGTAGAGAACAGAGATGCATTCAAAACATTTGGTACTGTTGTATTTAATAAACTTAATAAGATGAAACGACTACCGATACAGCACTATGTAAAGTTAGCTACAGAAGAACGTAAGCTACCTAATGGTAATTGTTTTTATCTACCATCAGTAACACTTGACTTAACAAAAACTCTTGAGATGGATGATGATGCACAAGAAACTTTTGCAAACTTTCTAGCATGGGTATCTAACTACAATGGTTATATTACAAATGCATGGGATGAGAATATGCACAAGCATGAGGATGTTGATAAGGAAACTGTTGACGACTTCATAGATATTACAGCAGAGGAATTTGCATAATGGATAAAGAGTCTGAACACTGGTATGATAAGACAGGAGAAGCTGCATATACAGTTGTCGGCTCTAATGGTAAGGAGCGTAACACCAACTTAAAGGATGCTAGGAAACATGGGTATGTACCGTCTGTTACTACTATCCTTGGTGTTGCAGCCAAGCCACCACTTGAGAATTGGAAGATCAACCAAGCAATAACTGCTGCACTTACATTAAAGAAGAACAAAGACGAGTCTGACTCACAGTTCTTTTACCGATGTAAGGAGCATTCAAAGAGTGTAGGTAAGCAAGCAGCAGAGATGGGTACAACTATACATGCTATGATAGAGCAAGGTTTTGCAGGTGGTAAGGAAACAAAGCCTTATATGGTAATAAAAGAATACTTAGATAAAACATTTCCTGATGAGAAGTGGATAGCAGAGGATTCGTTCTGTGCTAAGGAAGGTTATGGTGGTAAGATAGACTTATATTCTGAGTCAGGTATCTTTGTTGACTTTAAAACTAAGGACAACTTAGATGGTAAAGAAGGATCTAAGCTTGTGTTCAATGAACATGGTATGCAGTTATCAGCTTATGCTGAAGGCTGTGGATTTACTGACCCTGAAAGAGTATCTATTTTTGTAGACAGAAAGGATACAGGATTAATAGTTCCATACAAATGGGATAAAGATACACACCCTAAACACCTACAGATGTTTAAAAGTTTATTGACATACTGGAAGTTGTTTAAGAACTATGACCCATCTAATGCGTAACGTAAAGCAGTTTCAAGCTGCCTTAAAGTATGGTTATCGTAGTGGTCTAGAGATTAAAGTATCTGATTACTTAAAAGAATTGGACCAAGACTTTAGATACGAATGCTTTAAGATAGAGTGGGAAGATCTTATGTATAGAACATATACACCAGACTTCCTGCTACCTAATGGTATTATAATAGAAACAAAAGGTCGTTTTGTAGCATCAGATAGACGCAAACATTTGGCTATACAAAAACAACATAATAATCTTGACATACGTTTTGTATTTGAAAGTAGTAAACGTAAGTTAAGTAAGGGTTCAAAGGGTACGTATGCCAGTTGGTGTGAAAAGTACAATTTTTTATATTATGACAGAATTATTCCACAAGAATGGTTAAAAGAAAATAATAAAAAAACAAAAACACTATGGCAATTAAGTGATAAAAGTGTTATACCTTTCCCATTAAAGAAGATAAGGAGAACATAACATGGATGATAAAATATTTATAGACTTTGAACCTAACGATTTCATTGTAAGAATATCACCTCTACTAGATGCAGATAACAAGTGGACAGGTGAACTAAAAGTAGGAACTATTACTACAGATGATAACACTCTAGATGATGAAGACTACTCCCACTTAATGTACTTATCAACTATGATATGTTCAGCAGTACCCTTAATGGAACAGAGTGAGAAGTTTAGAAGTATGCTAGATAAGTATACTCAAGAATCTATGGAACCTGTAAATAAAAAACCTACAGTAGAATCTGTAACAGATAATGTAGTTAAATTAAAGTTTCATTAGGAATAGATATGAAAGTAAAAGTATTTTTAAGTATAACTTTAGATGAAGACGATTATCCCATACCTGTTGATGGATTTGTTGACGAAGAAATTAGAGAAGCATTACATGAATTTATCTATGATATAGATGGTATGACAATAGAAACAATTAGAATAATAGCGGAGTAGCATATGAACAACTATTTACCAACAGACTATCAAGCGTTTATACACACATCTCGTTACGCACGATGGTTAGATAAAGAAAAAAGACGGGAGAACTGGGGAGAAACTGTTGGCAGATATATTGATTACATTGCTGACAAGATAGGCTATGAGTTAGACACTGATACAAAAGAAAAATTATATGATGCTATTGCTAGTCTCTCTGTTATGCCTTCTATGAGAGCATTGATGACTGCTGGCCCTGCACTTGACCGTGATAACACAGCAGGTTACAACTGTAGCTATCTACCTGTAGATGATCCAAAGAGTTTTGATGAAGCTATGTTTGTATTACTTTGTGGTACAGGTGTAGGCTTTAGTGTAGAGAGACAGTTTATTTCCAAGCTACCTGAGATACCACAACTGTTTGATAGTGATACAACGATTGTGGTTAAGGATAGTAAAGAAGGTTGGGCTAAAGCACTACGTCAACTGCTTGCACTTCTATGGGCAGGTGAGATACCCAAATGGGATATGTCATTGGTACGTCCTGCAGGTGCAAAGCTCAAGACGTTTGGTGGTAGAGCCTCTGGTCCTGCCCCACTTGTAGATCTATTCATGTTTGTTGTTGGCACGTTTAAGTCAGCACAGAATCGTAAGCTGTCAAGCATTGAGTGTCACGACATCATGTGTAAGATAGGTGAGATAGTTGTTGTGGGTGGTGTACGTAGGTCAGCTATGATTAGTTTGTCTAATCTTTCTGATGATCGTATGCGTCATGCTAAGTCTGGTAACTGGTGGGAGTCAGCACCTCATAGAGCATTGTCTAATAACTCAGTTTGTTACACAGAGAAGCCCGACATGGAAACATTCTTGCGTGAGTGGACTGCACTTGTAGAATCTAAGTCAGGTGAACGTGGTATCTTTAACAGACAGGCCGCACAGAAGCAAGCAGCTAGGAATGGTAGGCGTGATCCTGATTGGGAGTTTGCGTGTAACCCTTGTTCAGAGATAATCCTACGCCCATACCAATTTTGTAACCTCACAGAAATAGTTGTACGAGCAACAGATGATATTAAAAGTCTGTCTAACAAAGTAAAGCTTGCTACTATCTTGGGTACAATTCAATCTCAGTTTACTAAGTTCCCATATCTACGTAAGGTGTGGCAGAATAACACAGAGGAAGAGCGTCTACTTGGTGTATCACTTACAGGTATCATGGACAATCCTCTGATGACTAATAAAAACAAAGGTCTTGAACAGACACTCAAGCATCTTAGAATGATTGCTGTAAATACAAATAAAGAGTGGGCTGAGAAGCTGGGCATACAACAATCTACTGCTGTAACCTGTGTTAAACCATCTGGTACTGTGTCACAACTGGTGGACAGTGCAAGTGGTATACATGCTAGGCACAGTAAACATTATATACGAACTGTAAGAGGTGACAACAAAGATCCACTGACACAGTTTATGATTGATCAAGGTGTACCTGCAGAACCATGTGTTATGAAACCTGACACTACAACTGTGTTTAGTTTTCCTATTGAGTCACCCAAAGCTGCAGTCACTCGTAATGATATGACAGCTATAGATCAGCTAGAGATATGGTTGGAGTACCAAAGACATTTCTGTGAACACAAACCATCTGTTACTATCACAGTACGTGACGCAGAGTGGATGGAAGTTGGTGCGTTTGTCTATAAATATTTTGATGAAATGTCAGGTGTGTCTTTCTTGCCACACTCTGATCATACTTATCAACAAGCACCATATCAGGATTGCACAAAGAAAGAATATCAGGCATTATCAAAACAACTTCCAGAGAAGATTGACTGGTCATTATTGTCTAGTTATGAGGAAGAAGATAATACAGTAGCAATGCAGACACTAGCCTGTTCAGGTGATGTTTGTGAGATAGTAGACATAACATAAGGAGATTGGCATGATATTACCAACTGATAGTAAGGAAAGAAAAGCAATACCTGTGTATACAGGATTTATCAAATACTTTCCTAGAGCTATTGCACAAGTAGCAAAGATATCATATACAGGTGGACTACAACATGGACAAACACCAGAGAATTTATTCTGGGATCGTACAAAGTCTAAGGATGAGTTGGATGCATTGATGAGACACTTACTAGATGAAGACTGGGCGCAAGTAGCATGGAGAGCTATGGCTAATTTAGAGAAACAATTAGAGAAGGAGAGCAAATGAAAATAACTGTAGAAAATAAAGATTATGAAATAGATGAGAAAGATGAAGACATCATGGGTGTTGTACGTACTCTGTCTAATGGTAGTAATTCACTGAATATACTAAACCACATGTCACAATGTGTACAGGCAATACAGAATACAAAGACAGACGAACTTAAAGGAAAACTTAACTCAAAGGAGACATAAATGAAACGTATGTTGACACGAAAAGAAAGAGGTCTTGGAAAATATGATGCCCCACTGAAGGTTCAATTTCAGAGAGGCTATGAAGACTTTACAAGAGGTAGGGTAAACAACCCTTTCCATATGGACACTATGCAATTTAGGGAGTGGAACAGGGGCTTTAATAAAGCGTTTAGTGAAAATTTAAAGAGAGTTACTAAGCATGAACAAACTAGAGACAGAGGCAAAAAATTGGTTGAAGGAGAAGTACCAAATGACAGACTTTAACTCTTATCAGAGATCATCAGCTAAAACAGCTATCTATGATGATAAGTATAAAATATCCTACCCTGCACTTGGACTTGCAGGAGAGGCAGGAGAGGTAGCAAATAAAGTAAAGAAGTTAATGAGGGATGGTGTGGCTAACATGCCACCCACTTGGCGTGATGACATAGCCAGTGAGATAGGTGATGTGTTATGGTACTGTGCTGCACTTGCAACTGATCTTAATCTATCACTTGGTACGATTGCAGGTTTGAATCAGGCAAAGCTTAGTGATAGGATGGACAACAACACCATAGGTGGAAGTGGTGACAAGAGATAAAAAAATGGGGGCTTAACTGCCCCCTTTTGTATTCACTAACAACGGTCATACCTATGGCACTATCTTTTCATATCAGCTTTTAACCTTAATCCTAGTTTCCAATTTTCTGTATTTTCTATTGTCTTAATATCTGTTATACCTTTTTTTTCTTGTAGAAATCTAAAGGTATCATTAATTAATGTTCTATCCCTACTTGACAGGTTAAGATATGTAGCCCTATGCCTTCTTTCTCTTTCTTCATCAGTTACTACATTGTTAGGATTTAATATTTCTGCTCTGGCTTCTGTTCGTATAGTTTCTAATTGGTCTTTAAGCGCATCTCGTTTTCTAACATCACTCATATAAAAATAGTCATCACTTGAGATAAACGCATTTAATCTTTGTTCTACTCTTTCTCCAACTAATTGTCTAGCTTGATTAGTAAGAGGCTTATCAAATTTTATACGTCTAGGACTTAACTCTTGATAATCAAATTGTAATCTTGCAAGTTCTCTTTCAACATTAGTTTTTTCTTGCTGGGGTGTTAAACCAGAAAATTGTTTTAATATAGGGTTTAATTTTCTTATACCAGTACGTCTAGTTGCAGATGCTAATTGCTCTCTTCCACCTTCTTCAACTTTACCAACAAATGGAAGTGATCTTCCAGCTTGCTTAAAAAAGTAATGCCACATATTTACATCTGTGTTGTCTGGAAGCTGTCTTACAGAAGGATCTATCTGAGCTTGTAAATCTTTAAATAATCCTGCTCCTACCGTAAAAGTATTAAAATAATTACCAAGCCACTTTGCTAAATTGTCTTGTATTTCTAACTCTGAACTTCCAGCATTTATACCATTATTTACTACTTCTATCATACCCTCCATCATGTCAAGAGAAGTTCCTGCACGTATATTACCACCTGTAACAGCTTTGACAAAACGTCTACTATCAAAAGGTTTAGTATTTGCAACTCTGTCATTATCATGCCACCCACCGGGATTCATTCTATAGAGAACATCTGCTATAGCAGCGTGTGCAGAAAACGGACCAATCAATGCTTCTGCATTAAATGTTCCACCACTTGTTGGATCTAAATATTCATAAGCACCTGTAGTTTCATCACCAAAGTTAGCTCTTGCTGCCATAAATGTACCAAGAATAGCAAGCCCACCTAATTGTTTTCCTAATGTATCGGAAGATAAATCTACCAAGTGTCTTTTTCCTGTTTTTCCACCTGCTTTATTTAAAACCCCCCCAAAATTTACAATACCAAGAATAGGAGTATGTTCATACAAAAACCTAAACTGATTTACAAGATACTTAGGAAAAGGTATTACTGAAGATGCCAAAAGGTTATTAGATGATATATCAATAAATGCATCAGCAAGTTTATTAAATCCTCCCTCTCTACCTCTAAAACTACCTGTTTGATAGGTAAAGTCAAACGCTTCTGTCATAGAATTTGATAATCTTTTTGCATCTATAGCACTAAAGTTACCTGTCCTCAAAACTTTGTCAAGACTATCAAGAACAAGATCTGTAGTTATTTGTTCCCCACCCGGACCTGTTTGAAATCTTTTAATAACAATAGGTTCTAGACCAAGACTTTTATCTAGTTCTCTTGAAAATATAGCTCTCTTGAACATATTATCAGACATTGTGTTAAGTTTGTTTAGATTACGTGCAACCCCAATTAAACCCCCATTTTGATCGGTTACGTCTGCAATATCTGCCATTTGACGTAGTAATTTTTTTACTACATCTTGGTTACCAAATTTTTTATCTCCAAGTAATTGAAACAATGCTTTTGTATTTACACTTTCCATACCCATTTTTAGATCTTTTAAATGTAACGACTGAAAACCTGTTCTAGCTTGTGCTCTTGCTCTACGCACAAGATCTTCTGAGTGCTTTCTAACCATTACATCATTAGGATTTCTTAATAGTGCTAAGTTGCCCTTTGCATAATCTACCATAGATGCACCAAAGTTATCCATCATATAAACATAGTTTCTAAGATAACCGTTTGTTGTGTTTCTCATGGTAGTTGCAGGTTGTATTGTCATCATACCAATACGTGCTTTATTTATATGCTGAAAAAATCCAGCTATCTTAGCTCCCGTACCTTTAACTTGTAGATCATCTAATGCTTCTCTAGACTTGGTTGTTAGAGTGCCAACATTATAGGTAGCTTCATCTATTTCATTTAATCTGGTTATAATTTCTGTGTAGTTTTCTTTTTTACCAATGTCTTTTATCATTCTACCTGATCTAAGACCTAGACCATAAGAAGAAAGTTCTGCAGCATATAATGCTCCAAGTTGTTCTGTAGTTATATTGTGATCATTTAAAATTTTACCAAATGAGTTTTCGTCTAAGACTCCAGATGTTAATCCTCTTGCTACTCTTGATGTAAAGCGTTCATCTGCTGGGTTTTTTAAAGTAGGATGTGCTCCTATTTTATGAAACACTTCTGATGCAGCAGCAGCAATATTTTGTATTTCTTTTGCTCCAATAGATAAAACTAAATCTCCTTTACTTAACTCCTCACGTAGTTTTTTACCTTTTTCAAGCTCTTCTGGAACAGTTTCTCTTAATGCTTTTTTCTTAGACTTAGCAAGTTTTTTTGTTTCAGCATCTAAGTTAGCTAGTAATTCTTCTTGAAATGTTTTTGCTGTAGAAGCAGTCTTTTTGTTTTTAAATGTTTTAGTTGTTGCTTTTGCGTGAGCTTTTTTAGTTGCTTCGTCTACAATCTTGGTTGTTGACTTTAATATCTCATCAGCCTTTAGATTATTTACTCCTCTCATATACCCTGTAAACCCACCTAAAGCACCACCTGTTCCTGCAGATAAAGCTGTAGCCACACCTATATTTTTTAGGTCCATCTCTTCTTTTATTCCTGTCTCTACACGTGTTCCTTCTTGAGCAGCAACAGTTGCACCTCCAGCAATACCCTCAACAACAGCAGAACCTATTCCGGTTCTTAATGCTTGACGAACACCTAGTTTTATTCCTTGGTTTGCTGCAAGTGCTCCAACCTTTGCTGTACCAAAAGAAAATGCACCAGCATATGTAGATGGTGCAGTAAATATTCCTTCAAGATAATCTCCTGCTGCCTTAAACCCAAAGTCAGAATCCATTTTATCGTAGGTATCCATAAGTCTACCAAACTGCTCTTTGTCTTCTGTCTCTGCTTCTTGGGCATATGTTAAGTCTTTTAACGCAGTAACTTCATTTACATTTTGAGAACGAAAATGTTCCATATATTTATCATATACATCCTCTTTAGTTCTAAGATCTGAAGCTGAATAACCACCTCTATCTATTAAAAACATAGATGCATCTACTTGAAAACCCCTGTCATTAATGAGTTCATCTTTACTTAGTTTATCTTTTAAATGATAAGAGTTTGTTACCATTTTTTAACCCCCACTTAGACGTGGCATATTTAACTGTGTTCTTAAATAGTCAATATCTATTAATATTTTTTTGACTGCTTGATGAAAATCTTTTGTTGTATTAAACTGTGTCTGACCTTTTCTTGAGGTTATTGATTGGTATCTTTCTTCTAACTTTAATAATTCTGCTTCTTTTTGCTGCCTATTCATAGTGCTGTAGTCCATAAGTTGTACACCACCACCATTACCGCCACCATTACCGCCACCATTGTCATTAGGAACTTTAAAAACATTTTCATCATACAAAGGGGCATTTTCACTGCCTAACACTAGTTCTCCATTTACCAAAACTAACTTTTTATTTTGATTTAATGCTTCAGTAGTCAAATTACTAATTGTCACATTATTTATACCCATTTTTTTTGCTTGAGTAGTTATATATGCTAATTCACCTATTGCTCTTCTTATTTCTTTGTCGTGGTCTTGATTCGTTTTTCCATCAATATATGATACTCCAGTTTCTGACATTCTATAAGGACTAGACTTGTCCAAACCAAGAACTACTTGTTGTAAATAGTTAGCGTGAGTTGTTAAATACCTTGCAAACTGAGTATCTGAAAAATCTGTATTTGTTTTAAGACTTGTATCACTAGACTGCAATCTAAGTTCAGCATACGCCATTATAGCTTCTGCTTCTTTTTTATCTCCATTATTTAATTTTGTAGTTGCTAATTCTCTTAGCTCATTATAATCTTGTCTTCCATCAGATGAACGGAGCATTCTCCAACTTTGAACACCTCTTCCTGCTAATGCAGTAGGAACATTATTTGTATATTTTGTTTCGTTTGTAGGTATTCCTGCAGCTTTTATAAGTCTATCTGATTGTTCTATAACCTTAGCATCGGCATCAATACCCAACATTCGGGTCATACCAGTACCTATATTATACCCACCTGATGGGGGAACTTTTGCTTTTGGTGTCATAAATTCTGCAAGCTGAATAGCTGTTACACTTGGACCTTCTCTTTTTTCTATTTTTAATTGTTCTGCTATATTAAAATTTGGATCTTTTTGTGAGAAATCATAGAGTTGTTGAGCCATTACCTTTGCTTCAGCAACACCATACTTATCTAGTAAAAATTGAAACTGATCAGTTCCTCCCACTTTCCTACTTAAATCTTTTACTTCTGCTAAGTTTTCATCAAACGCATCTTGGTAGTTATCCTGTTCCCTTATAGCACGATTAGCTCTAATTTTTGCTACATTAGATGTTTCCTCACGTAAAAATTTTAACTGGTCTTGTATATTCTTATCAACACTTTTAGCTGCTCCTTTTACAACACCTCTAAAAAAACTCATTATATTCTCCTTGCCATAAGACCAGTTAACTGATTAATCTTTTCTTCCTCAGTTCCTGTAATAACTTCATCTACTACTTCTTCCTCTGGTTCTGACGTATTTTTAGCAGACTCTTTTTTAAACTGTTTCATAGCTCTATTTACAAGTGCTTTTTTCATAGCTTTGTTTTCATCTTCTAAACCTGTTTCATAATCTATCTTTGCACTGTCTCCTATAAGCATAATAAATTCTATAAGTACAGGTGTAGCCATTACCCCTACATCAATGCTGTGAATACCTTCCATTACATTAGATAGTTGTATAACATGTGCTAGATCAGCTACAGATACACCCATTTCTAATATATCTTCTATTTGTACAGCAGCCTCATCAGAGGACATCTTTGCAATATAGAAGTCAACAGCCTCTTCAATAGTACTGTACTGGGCTGGTTGCTGCCAAGGTCTTGATCCTAGTTCAGCTACTAAAGCTTGACCGGGTATTGGTGCATCAAAAGATGGTTGTGGATTAGGAAGAGCCATTCTTCAACTCCTCTCGTTGTTCTCGTATTGCCATAACATATGTAGCAACTCTTTCATATGGTTCTAAGTTTTTACTAGATTTATCTTCTCGTAATCTTGGAGACAGTAATCCTGAACCCATAGGCTTTGTTTCTTCTTCTAATTTAACTGAGTTTATATTAGTATATGCTAACACACCCGGATTTAATTGTCTAGTCATTTCTACATTATCCTATTAAAACTTACTTGTTATATAGGCACTACCAAGAGTACCAATTAGTCCACCTACTGCTTCACCTGCAGCAGATTTAGATTGTTCGTCTGCTATTCGTTCACGTGACTTTGCATCAATCTCTACAACAGCTAAATCATTTATACGGTTTAGTTGTGATTCTGCTGACTTCCATGCCCACTCCATACTATCTGCATAGTACTGCCACAAGTTAGCATAAGACTGCTCAGACATATCTAAAATAGCCCTTGCATTTATCTCATTTGCCCTGTTAACAGCTACTGTGTCAGCAGTTGCAATCTCCCTACGCCACTGTGCATTATTCTGTGCAATCACAATAGAGTTCTGTGCATTGAACTGATCACGTTGATTGTCTAATTCTGCATTAAACTTTTGTACTGCATTACCTTCGGCAGCATTAAACTGTGATTGGGCATTTGTTTGTGATGCATTAAACTGAGATGTTGTATTTGCTAAGTTAGCAAAGAACTGATCAGTCTGTGCCTGACTGCTTGCATTAAACTGTCGTGCTGCATTCTCAGCAGCTTGGTCTGTAAACAAAGATTGTATTCTTTGCTGTGCCTTAAACATATCTGTTTGTTGCTGGTTAGATAAGTTTGTTAAATCCATCTGCATAAAGCTCTGAGCATTTTGTACTGCAGCCTGTTGCCTATTGGATAGGTTTGCCATATCTAACTGTGATAATGCAGCAGCCTCTGCCATTACCATTGCTTGACTATTATTTAAATTTGCTAGATTAACTGTATTAGCTATACGACTATTCTCTAATGCAACTTGTTGATCTGCAGTAAAGTTCATATTTGCTATGTCACCTATACGTGCAGAGTTTTGTACTCTTGCTTGGAATGATTGGTCAAACTCCATGCCCATAAATGTGGCACGTTGTTGTGCTGCAAGCATAGCACGTTGTTGTCTGTTTGACAAGTTCTGTGCTTCAAATTGTGCAATCACAGATGCATCTGCCTGTGCTATTGGTAGTGCAGATTCCATAGCCCCTTGTATAAGAGCCTGTGCTGCCATACTTGATGCACCTAAACCTCTGTTAGCCATCTGTGTCGTGACGTTACGCATTGCTCCTGCTGCCCATACAGGTGTATTACCACCTTCAAAGGCTGCCATCAATCCTTCTAACTGTCCTTGTACTGTAGCTTTATTGGTTGGTGTTGCCTCTGCAGCTTGTACCTGTTCCATAAAGGTTGCTGCTGTCTCAGCATTTGCTGCACCACTTACAACTTCACCTGCTTGTATAGTACGTGTGACAGGGTTAACCATTGTAGTTGCTGTACCCTGTGCTTCAGTTAAAGCTTCTACACTTGTTCCTGTTGTTTGCTGTCCTGTAACTTCTGCACGTGGGTCTACTACACCTTGTGCAGGAGCCATAGCACTTGTTACTGCTTGTACACCTGCTGCTGCTGTATCTGCAGTCATAGTACGTGGATCTGTTACTGTTGGCATTGCTGCAGTTGTAGTAGTTGCTGATATAGGTGTAGTAGATATGTCACCTGTTACCTGCCCCATAGAGGGGTCTACAGCTTGGTTAACATTAAATGCAGTACCTACTGGCTGAATTGTAGCTCCATACGGCAGACCGGGTGTATATGCCCTGTTAGCCATTTGAGTAGCAATATTTTGACCCTGATACCCAGTTGACTGAGGCACTGGCCCCTGTGTGTAGTCTACTGGTGATGTGGGTGATAACCCTTTAAATTCAGGTAAAACTTGTGGTGGAGCCTGTGTAAAATCAGAACCACCTTGTAAGTAACTTGTTTGTCCTGTTCTAGTTAAATAATCTATATATGCTTGATCTGCTGCAGCACCAATACTTCCAGATCCTTGTCTGCCAAAGTAAGGACTATCACGTACATCCATAGTTCCCATGCCACCTGCTATATTTTGATTAAAATTTTGAAACTCTGGTGAGTCATAGTACCCAGATACAACATTAGGGTTTCTTTGTACGGGTTGTTGTAGTCGTGGATCTATTAAACCACCATTAGCATAGCCCTTTACATAGCCACCCATCATCATCTCTCTAGCTTTGTCAGAATAGACATTCATCTTTTCTTGTTTATCAGGATTGTCCTCAAGAAACTTATTAAACTCTTTTATGTCTCCTTCATAGCCCACTGACTTTGCCATACGTTGCATTGCTGCAGGTTTAAATCCTTTAAATTGTAACATTATTTAATCCTTGATATACTAATCTTTAGACGCTATACGTTCTACGTGAGTTCGTATTGCTTTGATGTTCTCGTCTATTCGTGCCAGAGCTACAGCTTGGCTTTGTACTGCCATCTCTAGCTTCTCTGTTCGTGTTTCTAATCTGATGAGGTTTGTTGCATTAGCTTCAATGCTAGATTGCATTTGTGATACAGTCCACACGATGGCGGCTGCTTGTAGTACAAGTGCAACGATGAGGGTGACAGGTACGGACTTACTGAGATGCCAGTTGTTTTTTTCCATACTAATCTGCTGCAGCTATGGTGTTGCCGTCTGCAACCCATTCAAGT